TACGGAATCCCACAGCTTCGACATGGGAGGCAGCTGTTTGATGAGCATGACCGGCGTGCCGGGCGTGATCCCGCTGATCGGGATGCGGGCGATCGGGATCCACACCGTGCCGGAGGCCGAGTGGATGCTGCCCGACGGGACGGTCGGATCGGCGGCCGTTCCGGTGTTTGGCGTGCCTTTGAGCACGGCGATGGCAGCGGTCTCGATGTTCTGACCGTTCCGCGTGTATTTGAGACAGACGAGGTCGTTGCGGTTCCGGCCGCTCACGCCGCTTTCGATGGTCGCGGTCTCAGCCTCGGTGACTCGCGCGTATCGTCCTTCGACCACGAGGTTGAGGACGGGGATCAGCGCATGGTTGGCGTCCTGCATGGTGACCGCGGGGAATTTCCCGTCAGCCCCCTGCAGCAGGTAGCTGCCGTTGCCTATGACCCCGGCTTGCATGGCGCCCATGTCGCCGCTGGTGATGTGCGGTGTGCCGCCCTTGCCTGTGATGAGCGTGGTGGTCATGTCAGTCCTTTCCCTCGGTAAGCCATGCCGTGTAGGCCGTGTCCTGCGTGGCGGCGAGTTTCTTGAATTCCTGCTGGCATGAGGTGCATGCCAGTGCCTCCTGCGTCACTCCGTCCGCGGTGGTGTGTTTGATCTGGTGCCAGTCGCTCGACGTGCGCGGATCTCCGTCGGTGAGGTATGCGCTGTCGTGGCAGCGGTCGCATGTGTATTTGGTGATGTTCGTGGTTTTTGCCATGATGTTCCTTTCAGGCGAGTCTTTGCCAGACGTGTCCGCCGATGATGGTGTGGATTTCCTTCCATGTGCCGCCATGGTCGTTGGGGTCTCCGGCGACGCACCAGTAGAGCGAGCCGATTGGGTGTGCGGCGAGGAAGGATGCCGCTGTCGCGCTGGATTGCGCGGTGATGGTGCCGTCCGGGCCGATGGTGATGGTCGTGCCATCGGGTTTGACGCCGCCGAGGGTGGCGGTGGATGCCACTGGCAGCGCGTACTTGTTCGCGCCGGACTGGATGCCGTCGAGCTTCTTCTTGTCTGCGGCGGCGAGGAGCCCGTCCGCCGATGATGTGGCCTGTGCGACGGTGATGGCAGCCGTCTCGTCGGTGCGGGTCACTGTGATGGGATCCGATGCAGTGATGTCCAAGATTCGCGCCTGCGCCGCGGCCAACGCGTTCTGCGCCGTGGTGGTGGCCGTGTCGGCTTTTACGCCGGCCTGTTTGGCGAGGTCTCTGGCGCCTCCGATTTCGGCCGAGGCGTCGGATGCGGCCTTGTTGGCTTCGGTGGCGGTTTTGCGGACCGTTTCGAGGTCGGCGGCGGTCACATCGGCGCTGAACGTCCAGTTGGAGAGGGTGAGGCCGCTGCCGGCGTAGTAGGCGTGGCCGTCTCCGGAGCTTGACCCACCGCCGCCGGTCTCGCCGGTCGATTCCGTGGATGCGGTGGTCGCCTCGTAGGTTACGGTCGGGATGCCGTCTTCGATTTTGATGATTTTTTTGGTGATTTCGGCGGTGACCTTGATGCCGGTGGTGTTGTCGCGGCCGGTCACGGTGTCGCCCACGTCGAGGTCGATGCCGTCGGTAACGTCCACGTCGATGCTGCCTGTATCTCGCAGCTCCTGGAGCTTTGTCTTGCCTTTGGTCTCGAGTTCGGCGGCGTCGGCGTTGCTGAGCTCGTAGACGCTTGCGCGCTCGTCCGCGCCTTTGATGGTCTGCGTGTGGCTGAGCGTGCCTTTCTGGTCGGCGTACCAGTGGACGACGATCCTGTCCTTGAGTTCGCCCTTGCCGAGGCAGATCAGGTGGTTGACCGGATGCGAGGCGAGGGTCGCGTCGAAGTCGATGAGGTCGGAGTCGATGAGGTCGCCGGCGGCCGTGCTCGGCGGCGCGTCGACCGTCACGCCGTTCTGCGCTGCGGTGATGCGCAGCCGCAGTCCTGATGCGCGCAGCATCTTGGACAGGCCGCTCCACGCGTCGCAGTACCGGTCGAACTGCCAGTTTGCGGTTTTGGACGTGCCTTCCGTGACGGTGATGATGTCCTGCAGTCCGATACGGGAGATGACGGTGCGCAGGAGCGTGCCGATCGTGCCGCTCATGGTCAGGTAGTCCTTGCCCTTGTCGGGTTCGAGGATCTTCGAGGCGAGCAGGCCGTGCCAGTCGCGACCGTGGTAGGTGAGCTCGCCTTCGCCTCCGGTGACGCTGGTCTTCACGTCGTCGACGATGCCGCCCCAGCCGGTGCCGTCGACCCACCATCGGCAGCCTGGTTCCAGGCATGCCGGGCATTGGAGGTCGAAGTCGTTCTCCCCCGACCCGTATGCCAGGTCGAGCGTCCATGAGGCGTACGAGCCGGACGGCGTGCCGTTCGTGTCGGTGACGATCAGGTCCATGGCGGTTCGCTCCTCTCTTCGATGGCGGTCAGGTCGAATTTGAATCCGCCGGCCCAGCTGATCGTGCTCATGCCGGGCGGCAGCGGTTCGAAGATGTAGGTTCCGGATCCGCGTCCGGTTCCGCGCACGGCTTTGCCGAAGAGGTTGGTGCGCAGGCCGGTGTCCGAGATCATCGTGACGGTTCTGCTATCGGAGGCCGCGTCAATCTCGAGGCGGCTGCCAGCCGGTATGGTCGCGTCGACCTCGTACCGGTTCGTGCCGATGATGACGTACGGGTTGACGCACGGGCCGAAGATCGTGAGCTTCACCGGCTGCGGCATGCCGGTCGCGTTGGTCACGGTGTCGAGGATGCTCATGCCGGCGTAGTCGTACGGGTAGTCGTACGGGTAGTCGAGGTCGCCGCCGGCCTTGTCGGCTCGCGGGTCGTGGTGTTCGGTGGTCCCGCGCCGCCACACGCCGTCTGCAAGCACGATGGTCAGCTGCGTCTCGACCATCGTGGGCGTGATGGACTGCGGTTCGCTCTTCGCGATCCACGCCCTGGCCTCCCATTCGCCGTCGGCGACGAGCGTGCCGGGCGTGCCGGCGGCCATGTCGGCGTCGGCGAGGCGGCGCAGCAGGTCGAGCGTGGCGGTCGAGTCGTGGATCTTCACGGCGACGGTCTCCTCGCGCGCGCCGCGGGTGATGCCGGTCAGGCCGCGTGCGCCGATGCTGTAGTCCCAGACGCGGCCGCGCAGTCCGGCGAGCGTTTCGCCGTACAGAGGCCCTTCGAAGCCGATTCGCTCACCTGTGGCGGCGCACACGTATTCAAGCGATTGCACTTCTCACCTTCCTTGCGAAGTCGCGGTCCCCTATCGTCGGCGTGTACCTGGCGATGATCGATCCGAGGTCGTCGTGCAACGATTCGACGGCCGCGATGAGTTCCCGCAGATCGCCGTCGCCGGCATTGGCGCCGGTGCCGGCCGTGACGTTCAGCCTGCCGGTCTTCGACCAGTCCGCGTCGGAGAGGCTCATCGTGGAGACGAGCGAATCCATGGAACGGCTGACCACATGCGCGGAATCGTCGATGCCCAATGCCATGCCACGTCCGACCATCACGCCGACCTCGTCGCGGAACACACGCGACGGCGAGTGGATGCCCAAAGCGTTCTTGGCCTTGTCCACCAAGCCCGACAACGCGTTGGTGATGCTGGAATACAACGAGCCGACCATTCCTGTGATGCCGTTGATCAATCCCTGGATGATGTTGCGTCCCGCGCTGACGAGCCAGCTTCCCGCGCCGGACACCGCGCTCCGGACGGTTCCGCCAATCCCGCTCACGACGCTCCCGACACGGCCAACCATGTTGCTTACGGTGCCGACGATGCCGCCCCAGACGCTCGACACAATGCTTCCGACGCCATTCCACAACGCGGCCCACACGCTCCGGATTGTCGAGCATGCGGCGGATACCACTCCGCTGACCATGCCGATGCCAGCGGAGACGACGCCTTGGATGCCGCCCCACACTGCCGACACGATGCCCTGGATGGCCGACCACGCGGCGCTCCAGTTCCCGTTGACGACCGCGAGCGCCAGTTGGATGATGCCTTGGATGACGGCGAGTGCGGTGCTGATGACTGTGGCGATGATGGTCCATGCGCCTTGTACGACGGTGGATATGGTGTTCCAGAGTCCGTTCCAGACCGTGCTGATGATTGTGACGGCGGTTTGGAAGATGGTTTGGATGTTCTGTATTCCGGCTTGCAGGAGTGGTGTGATGGTGGTGATGAATGTTTGGATGCCGGTGATGATCGCGGTGAGCGCGGTCATGATGATGGGGCCGATCGTGTTCCAGACGTTTTGGAGGACGGTGGTGATGAGTGTCCATCCGGTTTGCCAGATTTGTTGGATTTGGCTCATGGTCTGGGTGATGAATATGGCGATGGCTTGCAGGATTGGCTGGCATGCGGTGCTGATCTGGTTCCAGATTCCCATGAACCATGTGGCGAAGCTGTTCCAGAGTCGTTTGCCCGTTTCGGTTTGGGTGAAGAACCATGTCAGTGCGGCGACGACCGCGCCGATGGCTACGACAAGCATGCCGATCGGATTCGCATCCAAGGCAGCGCTGAATGCCAATTGCACGGCGGTAGCAGCCTTGGTCACCGAGCTCCACGCCGATTGGGCGGCCTTGACGATATTGAACGAGCTGGCGAGTTGCTTCAGGCCGCCCGCCGCGCTTCCCACGTCGGATAACTTGCCGATCAGATCGAATGCGGCCGTGGCGGTCTTCTCCACGCCGGAGGCGGTCGCGGAGATGGCCTTCAGCCCGCCGGAAACCGTTTTCAGCCCGGTCGAGACGATGTCCCAGCCCTTGACGGCGAGCAATGCGACGGCGATGGCTTTCAGGGCGCCGGACACCAGCGCGCCGTTCTGCCGCGCCCACTGCCCGACCGACTGCAGCCAGCCGCCCACGGTCATGAGCGCGCCGGTGAGCGTGTCGAGGACCGCCGCGAACCGCTGTGCCGCCAATCCCGCCGTCTGCCCGGAGTTGTCGAAGCCGAGCGCCTGCGATGCGGCCGAGACGAGCGCCGTGGCCACCGATGCAAGTCCGGTGGCGAGGTTCGCCAGCGCATGCAGGAAGGGCTGGAGAGCACCTGTCTCGATGAACGTGTTGACGAACGTCTTCGCCCATCCCGCGGCGTTGGCCAGGGACTGCGCGGCCGATGCGAGCAGATTCCCGAGCGCGGAGACGATGCCGCCGAATCTCGAGGAGGCCTCGCCGCCGAGGTTCAGTTTGGAGGTCAGCGAGACCATCGCGGCAGCCAGGCCTGACAGCTGCGCCCTGAGGCTCGTGACCGATGTCATGAGCATCTGGATCCCCGGCAGGTTCCGGACGAACGTGGAGAATGAGGCGAGCTTCGCCTGCGCTGTGGGGATTGCCTGCTCCAATCCCTTCTGCAATCCGGCGCCGACTTTCTCCAGCGTCGGTTTCACGGCGGCGGTGAACGAGTCGATGAGCGGTATGGCCTGGTTGAACAGGCCTCGCAGGCCGTTGAGGACCGGCGTGGCCGCGGTCTCGCCGAGTCGGCTCAACGCGGCCTTCACGTTGGCCAGGGCGCCGGCGAACGTGGTTCCGGCGCTCTGGGCGGCACCGCCGAGGCCTTCCTGCATGGCGTCGGCGAAGGTCTGGAAGTCGATCTTGCCGTCCGAGACCATGTCGGACACTTCGGCGCTGGTCTTGTTCAGGTGCTTGCCGAGCATCTGGAGGACCGGGATGCCGCTCGACATGAGCTGGAGCATGTCGTCGCCCTGGAGTTTTCCTCGCGCGGCAACCGATCCGAAGATCGTGCCGATGTCGGTCAGGCTACGGCCGCTGATCTGTGCCGTGTCCGCCACCGTCTTCAGGACCTGGGTGAGCTCCCCGCCCTCCTTGACGCCGGAAGCGGACAGGCTGGCCGCGACGGTCGCGGCGTCGCCCAGTCCGAACGCGGTGCCCTTGACGGATGCGAGCGCGTCGTTCATGATCTCGGTGACGCTGGCGCTGTCGTGGCCGAGGCCTTTGAGCTTGGCCTGCGCGTTCTCGATGTTGAGGGCGCGCGTGAAGCCGCCCTTGGCGGCCAGGGCGGTGATGCCGCCTGCGATGGTGGCGATCGCGCCGGTGCCGACCTTGCCGATCTTGCCGAACGCGCCGCCGATCTTCGAGATGAGGGTGTTGGAGCCTTTCCTAGAGGCCTTGCTGACGGCGTCGCCGATGTCGCCTTCGATGCTTTTGCCGAATCCTTTGCCGGATGGTTCGACGTGGACGTATGCGACGCCGATGTCCTGTGCTGCCATCGTGCTCCTTACTGTGTGTCGGGATTCCGATGGCGGTCGGGATCAGAGGTCGTCGTTGATGTGGAAGTAGGCTTTGAGCCGTTCCCTGTCCTCGCGCTGCCGACGGGTGAGGCTGTGCGTCGGGGTCGGCGGGCGGAGGGGATCGTGCCCGTGGTCGAACCATGGGCGCTTCTTCCGTTCCGGCGCGGTCAGCCACATGGCCTGTTCGGCTCCGTCGGGCACGTAGACGGCGTTCTGCAACGCCATCCACGAGTGGCTCGTATGGTCTTTGAGGATCTCGCGGGTCAACGCCCAGGCGAGTCCCCAATCGACTCGTGGACGTTGGCCTTCAAACCATTCCTGGAAGCGTACGGGCCTGTAGACCTGCCCGTACGCTCGGATCCAGTCGTAGGCTAGCGCCGCGCGATTGTTGTTCCAGAGGTGGGCGAGGTAAACGCTTTTGGGTCCAGTCCGGATTCCTCGGCCCACGCCTTCACCGTGGCGGTGAGGTATTGGAGTGGACGCTTGGTTTTGCGTAGCACGTTCCAGAAGTTCGGCTGCATCGTCTGGAAGTATGCGAGGAACGTGCTCACGCAGGCCATGGTTTCCTCTTCGGACAATGCGGGCTTGCTCTTGACCAGGAGGATGACCTGGACGAGTTCGATGGGCAGTTCCGCGTTGTTGAGGTTCGGCAGGTCGAGTTTGACGCCGGCGACCTCGAGGTGCACGTCGGGTTTGAGCTCGTCTGCTTCTGTCAGGTCCACGTCCACTACGTGGTATTCTTTGTCGCTCATGTTGGCTCCGTTCTAATGGTTGGCGGTTGAATGGGTGTCCCGTACGGCCGACCGCCATCAGCCGCACGGGAAGAATCGATGGGTCACTTGGCGTCTTCGGTGACGAGGCCCCATGCGTGGAACTGTTCGCCGTTAGTGCCCTTGAGCATCTTGAACGTCATGCTGAAGTTCATGATCTCGCTGGACTTCAGGCTCACGTCGTCACGGTCGGACACCTTCGCGTTGGTGCCGTACAGGAGGAACGGACGGTCCTGCTGGTCGAGCGCGACCAGCACGAGGATCCACTCCTTCTTCAGGCCGGCGCCCTTGATGCTGATGCCGCCGTCCGAATCGACGTCCACGTCGAAGTAGGCGGACACGACATCCTTGCGGCCTTCCATGGCGGCCAGTTGGAGGGTCCAGTAGCCCGGATCCGTGTCGGATAGGACGATGTCGCCGTTGTGGGCCTTGTAGTCGGTGCTGTCGCCCGGCTCCGGATGCAGGACGGCGCCGTCCTCCGTGGAGTAGCCGATCGGCTTCTTGCTTGCCGGTGGCGTCCAGTTCACGCCGGTCGGAGCCACGAACGTGCTGTCGCCCTTGGGGAACAGGAACAGCGCGTAGTTTTTGATCAGTCGCACGTTGCCGGAATTGTTGCCGTTGGACACGTACCCGTAGTCGGTCGCTCCCTGTGCGGCCTGCGTGCTGGTTTCGGATGCCGCCTGTTCGACGGCCGTGTTCTTACTATTGTCAGACATTCGTCTGCCTTTCGTTCTTCGCGTGTGGCGGCACGTCTTTTTTTGTTGTGTTTCAGTTGACGGTGACCTCGAGCAGGAGCACTCCGTACGCGCACACCAGCCTCTTGTCCTCGTCAGTCATGCGTACCGGCCCGGATTCGAGTGACGCGTCGATGAGCGGCGCGACGTTTCCGAGCCCGATGATCTCCCTCGCGATGTCGGCCCACAGGCGTGCGGCCTTGTCCCAGTCGCCCGTATGGTCCTCTCTCATGCATCGCACGCTCAGCCGCAGCCGCACGTACTGCGAGATTGGGGTGCTCATGCCTTGCATGGAGTCGGCCAGAGTGGCTTCGGTGAAGGGAGGTTCGAGGTCGCTTCGTTCGATGGTATCGAACGTCACGTCCGGGAACAGTGTCCTCAGTTTGGGCAGGAGCAGGGGTTCCGTGCGCCGGGGAGTGACCGGGATGCTCATACGCGCATCCTTCCGAGCGTGTCCTCTAGCGTGCCGTGCGCTTTCTCCACCGGTGCCGGGCAGATGATCGCCACGCCGCTGCGGTTCTTGCCGTCATGGTCGCGGACCATGCAACGGTCATCCTCTACGGCGGCTTCGGCCGCGTCCCTCATGCGCGAGCGCAATGTCTCGTTTTTGAGGACCTGTTGGCTGAACGCCTTGCGGTTGAATACGAATCTGCATCGTTTGGCCATGCTTATCCTTCCCGTTCGCCCACGGTGATGACGTCGCCGATGTGGCGTCCGTGGAGGTTGTCCCACACCTGCGGCTTGCCCTTGACGGGCAGCAGCCGGCCCCTGACTTTGATCAGGTCGGTGGTCTGGATGCCGGTCGGTTGGTTTCCGCGGATGTGGATCGTGTATTCGGTGGTCTGCGGGCTGGCGTTCTCCTCGGTATGGTCGGTGGTGGAGGTTGGCGCGACCATCGCCTGGAACGTGCCGACGCGGGCGGGTTTGCCCTGGATGGGGTTGCCGTCCGTGTCGGTGGTGGACTGGCCGCGCCACACTTCGATGGTTTCCACTAGGACGTCTCCCCCGTTGCCATGTCGACGCTGAACGCGCGTTGGGCGTTGATGCCAAGGATGCGTTTCTCGTCGTCGCGCAGCCAGAGATCGCCGGTGGGCGCTCCGAAACTGTATTGTTCGCTGAAGCTGCCGGTGGTCTGGTTCATCTGCGTGATGCCGCCGGGAATGTCGTACGGGTCGGCCTGCATGATTCTGCGGACGATGTCGCAGGTGATCTTCGTCAGCAGGCGTGGCCGTTCTTTTTGGAGACGTTGCCAGTTCGGGGAGCGTTCCTTGATGTAGTCGGTCACGTCCGCGAGATGCGTGTCGGCCTTCTCACGTTCCTCGTCGGTGAGTTTGCGCCACCTCTGTTCGAGGTCGACGGAGGTGGCGAACACGTCTGGTTCGACAGTCATGTCGGACTCCGTCAGGCGGTGAGCAGGACGAAGCGGTTGATGTCGCGGATACGGAAGCCGACCTCGATTTCGATTCGCACGGCGAACATGTTGTGCTCCCACAGGTTGACCTGCTTGCCGTCGATGGTGATGGACGCCTGGTCGGAGATGCTGGTCTGCATTCCTTCGACGGAACCCCATGCGGCGGAGGAGAATTCTCCGCACACGCCAAGGATCTCTGCCTTGGCCGGTCCCGGTGTCTCGGATACGGCGGGCACGTGAACGCCCTTGCTGATGTAGGTGCGGTTGCCGAGCACGGTGCTCACGTCGGAGGCGGCGGTGCCGTTGAGGAACAGGGGGCGTCCGTTGTTGTCGGTCGCCTGCCGGAGCACACTGCGACCCTGGGTGCTCAACGCCCAACCGTCCACGGTTCCATCCGCTTCGGACACGAGGTCGTCGGCTTTGTTCAGGTTCTTCCACACGTCCTTGCCGATGCTGACGGTCTGCGCGCTCTTCAGGGTGTCGAAGTCCGCACCCGGAGCGTCGACGAGACCCATGATGGTCTTGTCAAACGTGCGGGCGATGGCTCCCGGACCCTTCGCGACCACTTGGTCGTAGAGAGCGCCGAAGTCTCGGCGGAACTGGTTGGAGAACGGCATGATGACCGCGATGGTGTACGGCAGCATGTCCTTCTTACCGAAGGTGACGCCACTCTTCGGCTTCTCCGCACCCTCATTGACCCATGCGGCCTCCGGATCGCCGATGATGATCGGCACGCGAGAACCGTTGCCGGGCAGCTTCATCTCCGGCACGAGCTGCATGAACGCGCTCTGGTATTTTGCGGTCTGCCAGATCTCCGCCTGGGTTTCAGGGTCGAGGTCTAGACCGTTGCTTTTTCGTGTCATGGACGGATCTGTCATGATTTGTCCTTTCAAATGAATGTTTTCGCTGGTTGAATCACAGGAGCGTATTGCTCATGGCGTTAACGAAGTCCTCACGGCTGGAGCGTTTCGTCTTGGCCTGTCCGGTACGGGCGCTCTGGTCCGCAACCGTGCCGCGGGAACGCATGTCGACGAACACCTTCATGAGTTTCTCGGCGTATTCGCCAATCTGCTTCTCGTCGTCGCCCGCGAGGACGCTCGGGTCGGTGATGCCGTGTTTGGCCGCGACGTTGGCGCGTATCGTGGAGAGCTCCTTCTCGTGTTCAGCCTGTTTGGCTTCGCTTTTGAGCTTCTCGTTCTCCTCGAGCGCCTTGGAGAGTTTCGATTCGAGGTCGGCAGTCTGTCCGGCCTTCTCCTTGAGCTCCTCGTAGTCGCTTTTCCTGCCGCGTTCCCTGCCGAGACGCTCGTTGATTATGCGGTCGACTTCCTCCTGGGTGAAGGTCCTCAGCTTCGCGTTGTTCACGTCCTTTGGGGCCGGAGAGTGCTGTTCCGGCTCCTGTTGGCCGTCCGCGCCGGTCTGGTTTTCTTCTGCCATGGTTGGTGGCTCCTTTGCTTGTTCTTGGTTTCCACGCCTGACGCCGGCGAGTTGACGGCCATTCTTGTTGGTTTCGCGCATGGCTGCGCCCCGCCCCATCGCTGGGGTGTGAAAGGTAAAAGAAAAGCCATCACGTTTCGACGTGATGGCTTTCTGGGATTCAGAGATTTCCCAGCGCTTTTCTTCGCGCGTATTCGGACCGCAGCTCGTCGGTCGACACATAGTCGCCGACGGACCAGCGCTTCTTTCCTTCGTTCCTGACCCATTCATATTCGTCCTGTGGCATGGAGATATCGCCATACTTGCGTTTGATTTCCGCAAGATGGCGCTCATCGGTGACTTCCTTCAAATCACCGGGCATAAACGTGAAACGGTCGGAACGATCCATAGGCTCAATCATAGCAGTCTCAGATAAACGATCGGTCTGCCGTCGGATGCTCCAAGCCCTTCGAAACGAAGAGCCCTTCCTCTCGGCAGAAGAATTTCGTATTCTCCCGGATGCTGAGTGATCGGCTCCACATACACGCCGGCGCTTCCCGGCGGTACCAAGATTCTTGTGGCGATGCGGTCTTCCCCATCAACGTCAATGCCTCCCTCCTTGATGCTGGTGGCCATGTAGCCGATGTGTTCGAAGGTGCGACCGGTATTCAAATCGAAAAGCGACTCCATGTCGTTGACGTGGAACGTCGACAACCGCATCTGCCTGTCGACCGTGAAACGTTCTCGGGTGATATGGTCGGATATCGCTTCGTCGATGCATTCGACCTGATGGATGACGTCTTTCGACGGGTTTCGTCCGCCGAACAGGTAGCCGTTGATACTTTTGTAGCTGTCTCCGGTCCAATCCATCAAAGCCGCGATCTTCTCGTCGTTGGAGAATCTATCTCCAGGCATCCTGACGCTATAATCCGACAATCTCGATAGTTCGGAAGCACTGATTGGAATCGATTTGCCGCTCCATCGAATCGTCGGTTGGGCAGTCACACCATCATTGACCTCATCGTGATAGATGCGTCTCAATTGGGCTAGCGTGTCACGCCAGTCGCCGTCATCGCCGGCCGCAGCCTTGGCTGCCTGGTACATTTCACGATACTTGTCCGGATCGTATCCTTTGAGTTTGCTGCTGCCCCAGCTTGGCACGATGTCGCAGTCGCAGTCCGTATGGTATTGCATCTGCCGTCCGGCGGTGTCCTCGCTCAGGTAGGCGAAGCCACGCGAGGCGAGCATAAGGCAGAACGCGCATGTCTTAGCCCCTCGCGGCACACGCGCCCAGCGAGGCTTGGTGGGATCGTTGGCCACAGCCCTCTGCATGGTCAGCCGCCCGACGGTCTGAATCAGATTCTGCACGTATTCCAGCGCCTGCTCCTCGTCAGCGAACGTGGGCCACAGGTCGTCGATGGTTCTTCCGGCGTTGTTGTGAACGGCTCCGTTTTCATCTGGAATGACATCCTTGTAGTGCAATCCCATGAAGTCAGTGTTGTTGAAACCGCCTTCCATCTGCCAGACCGCGCGGTCGGCGGTGATGGAAGGCGGCTCGTATTCCGGCATATCGATTCCGCCGTACTGCGCCCACAGGTCGCGTACGTGGCCGTAGTAGTCGGATGCGAGCCTGCTGGCGGCGTCGGCATACCGGTTGATCTCCGCTTTGATGAGCTCCTGGCTTTCACCGTCCCAGACGAGGCCCGAGACACTGTTGCCGGCCTCCTTCTGCAGGCGGCTCATGGTGTCCGTGTAATCCTCGTACAAATCATTGAGGTCGAGTTCAAGCCTTCTGCGTCGTTCCGGCGGCAGGTTCAGACTGTTCGGGCTCATTCATACCGCCTTCCCTCGCCGCCGTATCGGTCTGCTGCTCCGTCTGTTGGCGCATGCCTCGAATCTGATCGAGTACCTGACCGGCTTGAGCCTTGCGCTGGTCGGCCTTCAGCCGGACGATCTCGCTTCGGCTCAATCCGGCGCGTGTCATGCCGACCTCGCTGTTGGCGAACGAGTCGATGCTTCCAGCGAGCTTGCTGAATGCGTCGGCGCTCATGGAGCTCGACGGCGTGTTCGGGTTCTTCCAGTCGACCTGCAGTTTCATCAGCTCCTCGTCTGACACCGATGGATCCTGCATCCGTGCCACAAGACGTGCCGCCTGCAGGATCGATTCACCGAAATCGCGATCGCAATGGCGCGCCTCGATAATCAGGTCCTCGCGCTGCGCCTCGGTCGCGTCGGCGGACGTCGGATTCGCGTCGGACACGATGCCGAGCGAGCTGGCGGGAATGTTCATCGCACTGGCGAACATCGCCGCCCAACTTTTCAGCATCGTCAAGTGCGGGTCCATACTCGACGCGGCCAGTTGCGTCACGGTCGGGGACTGCCCGTCGATGTCCTTGCTGATCATGTTGTAGCGACCCATATAAAGCTTTAACGCGTCGTCCGTGCCCAACGAGGCGAGTTCTTCGGAAGTGCCTGTCAGCAGGATTTTTGGGAACGCGTAGAATTCGGCATTCGCTTCGGCGCGCACGATGGTGCGGTTCGCGCCGTCGATGATGGCCATAGCGTCCCGGCTGATGCGGGAGCGTCCGAACGGTTTGACCTCGGTAGCCTTGTAGGCGAGGCGGAACACACTGCACTCGTTGTCGATGGTGGGTTGCTCATCGTCCACGCGCCACCAGTAGCCGAGACGGCGCTGCACGCTGATGTTGCGGTCGGGCATGTAGAGCACGAGTCCGGTGGCCTCATTGTTGTCGTCAACGTCGGTGATGGCCATGCACGCCCTGACCCGCCGGTCAGGGTAATCCCAGACGGCGGCCGAGCTTTCCGCGGTATGCGTGCGGATGAGCGGTCTTCCTTCGAAGTCCTGGACGACGCTGAGGAACGAACAGCCGTGAATGAGCGCAGTCTGGATAGCCTGCTGCAGAACGCTAGTGAATCCGATGCGGCTCATGAAGTCCTGCAGTTCGAACGGGTCGTCCACGCCCGGCGAGACGAATCCCTCGAACACGCAAAGCTCGGCGAGCATATCCACAGCCTTGCGCGCCCACCCAAGCGGCGTGTAATGATCCTTGATGGACTTCGGCACAGTCAGTCCAAAATCAACCAGTGGCTCCTTGGCCTCGTAGTAAGCGGTGAGTGTTCGGTTGCGGCTCGCATGGCGCGTCCACACCTCGGCGAGTTCACGCAGCAACGCGTTCTCCTCACCGGAGAGTCCGTCGATGTGCGTCGGCACGACGAGTTTCGGTACCGTTCCGGCTCCTCCCGTAGGTTTCCACCCGTCCGGCGCTGCCGTTGTCTGGATGTCGCTCATTTAGATTCCTCCGATGATCTGTCGTCTTCCCGGATGTCGCTTCGTCGTGCACGCCCCGTACAGGGCGAGTGTGGTGGACACGAGCGGCGTGATGTCGACATCACTGCCGAGTTTGTTCCAGGCGATCGCGCCGGACTGCCCCAATGGGCGCGTGGTCGCACCCTTGACGGCTACGGACAGCTGCGGCTGGTATTCGTCCCGCGGGTGCTTCAGCGTTCCGGCTTTGAGCATGTCGAGGAACCGGCCGCATGCGCGGCCCATCTCCTGCATGTTCGTGACCATGACCTTCACATGTGCTTTCTTCAGTTCCGGCAGCAGGCTCATGGCGGGCGACTGCGCGTCGATGACCACGCTGGCGGTCTTCGGCCAGCGTTCGGCGAGCCAGTCCACGGCCCACATGGTTCCCGCCTGCCGCGCGTCCTTGATGTTCGCCATCTGGATGATGGCCGAACCGTCCGCGTACCGTAGCGCGGCTCCGATGGTCAGCACGCTCCTGTCCGGAGGCATGTCGATGCCGAAGCTCACGGTTCCTCCATCCGGCACGTCGTCGATGGCCGCGGCCTTCCACAGGTCGGGGCTGATGGCGTATGCGGTGGCGGTCTCGTCCCATATGCCAAGCGCCTCACGACGGAATGAATCGTCCGACAGGTTGTTGCGCATGCGCATGATTGCCTGTTCGCTTGTACGTTTCGGATAGCTGGGATTCGCTTTAGCCCACTGTTCGCGGTCGTCCGGATCCGCGTCCTTGTCGGCGGCGAGCTCCACGTAGAGGAGGTTTCCGTCATGGTTCAGCGCATGCATGCGTTTTTCCGTGAACGCATCGCACTGGTCTCCCGGCTTGGGTGGATTGCCCATATACACGACCAGGGGGTTAGGACTCGTGTTCAAAACCGGAATCATGTTGTCCATCGCGCGCACTGTGAGAATCTGCGCTTCATCGAACACAGCCACGTCCACGCTGTGCAATCCTCGGCCGAAACCGTTTTCGCGGGCGCCGAACATGATGCGGCTGCCGGACGTGAACGTGATCTCCTGTTGGCCGTTTGCTCTGCGGATGCGTTCCACGTACCGGCCGAGCACTGGATTATGCTCCATCTCGCACATGTCCGCGAATGTCTCGTCGCTGGTGCGCGTATGGTGGGCGGTCCAGATGGCTTTCAGGTTCGGTGTGAGTATCGCCTTGAGGAACAACGCGGTGCCGACGGTGAAGGTCTTGCCGATCTGCCTGCAGCTGGACAGCACGGCGCCGTCCGCGCCACACGCATACTTGCCTTCCGCGTTCTTGGCGAACAGAAGCCACAAGAAGCCCTGCTGCCACAAGTCGAAACGGATGCCGGCCTTGCGCGCGGCTTTGTTGATTCGCGTGAACTCGCTGCCAACGATGCCTTCCGGCTGGCGGAGGACCTTGGCGATTTCAGACAATCGACGCTCCGACATCGTCCGTCACCTCGTCTTCCTCATCGTCCAACAGGTCGGTCAGACCTCCGCCCTGGAGTGATTCGATGCGTTCGCATACGTCGATGAGCTGGCGGCTGATCGCAGGCAGTGCGTTTGCCGGTGTGGACGTGTCATCCATGGCCTTCTGCAGTCGGTCACGGTTGGCGCGCAGCATGTCCAGCATGCTGCCGTCCATCATCCTCTCGAAGCTCCGCTGGTCGAGATCCCTTTCCGGCTTCTGTTTCGTTTCCACGGCTTTGACGGGCGGCTTACCGTTCCGGTCCTGTGCGGGCCGATTCTTTTTCCGACGCCGATAGTCTTTCTGCCTGCATTTCGCGGAGCAATATTTCTGTTGGCTGCCCTTACCACTTGGCCTAAATTGCTTACCGCATACTTCGCAAATCATTGCGTTTCCTTCATTCCAAAACCAGTGAGGAACCCGAGTTCTTCGCGCAATCTTGTTGCAGCAGCTTCCGCCCGTGCAAGCGTCTTGAATGGACCTCTCTTGTATGCCTTCCTATTCTTGATAACCTCAACTTGCCATGCTTTTCGATCGTTACGCCAGTAAACACCACGGATTCCGGATTTGCTGTTCTTATTACAGGAAACACGATATTCGGAATTCTCCTGAACCGTTACTGTTCTCAAATGGTCTGGATTAACGCATGAACGGTTGTGACAGATATGATCAATCACCATCCCATCTGAGATAAACATGTTATGAGTCAATGCATATGCGAAGCGATGTGCCGGAACGGACGTCTTTGCCAGACGGAATGTGCCATATCCCTTTGGGTGATGAGCACCGTTCCATTCCCAACATTTACTAGGGTCAGTGCTTCTGAAGTATTTATTAAATCGTTCTATGTCAGATGCTGACGCTTTGAAAAAGGCCATATTCCGCCTTTCATTCAACGTATGCGTAACACAATTCGTTACGCTTAAATTTCAAGAGAAATATCGGCACTGCACCCGAGGCTACCCCAAGGGGGTATGACCGGGTACCCTGCCCTGGTATCGGGTCAGATGCCGAACGTTTTGAACGGCATCAAGCTTGGTTTGATGGTCTGCTTGCCGGCCAGCAGCGCTCGTGCGTGTTCGTCGGTCTTGTCGCTCTTCATCCTGTTGCAGATGCGGTGAGTGAGTCTGCAGTTAGTGAAGCTGTATGGATCGCCGCCTCGTGAGACCGGTATGAGTTCGTCTACTTCGGCGCTCATCGGATGTGGTGTCTTCAATGTCTTGTCGACTGGCTTGCCGCAGATGGCGCACACGTCGTATGCGGCCAGCACTCTTGCCCTGAGTTGTCTGCGCCGCCAGCCGTTGCTGACGCGCTCGTTGCGCCGCTTGCTCATGTGGCCTCCCCACATGCATGAGCCCCGGGGTGCCGTGGATTTGCCGACGACTATCTTCGCCGTTGGCTTGCTGGAATGCCGGTATAGGGCTCCCGTATATGGACACTCCCGTGTCTTGTAGGGGCTCCCCATCATCTGCGAATACCCCTACCCCGGGTTTGTTTCATGGGTGCCTTCGGCGGGATTCGAACCCGCGTCCACACGCGGCCACAAGGAAGAGAATCCAATAAAGACTCGCGGCCGGTACGATCTACCACTGATTCCTACGAAGGCATACCGGCAGGCGGATTTGAGCATCACCGCATCACGGAAGCACGGGATTGGCTTGCCTGCCACATTGGGGTATGTCCACTCTGACGGGAGTGGGCGGAGCGTGTCCGATATGCCGTTCGGACAGGACGGGACTGCAACCCAGGGAGTTAGGAGAATCCATAGCGGATATGAAAAGGGTTCAAACCAAGTCACCTCGGTTTGAACCCTCTAATCCACTGACAATTCTGCGTTGCACTTTCGATTTTGTCAAATCGAATCGCGGAGCAGCACCTGCCGATGCACGTCCGAAAGCCTGTACAATGGCCGTCCCTTATCGTTCTCACCGGCCGGCTGAAGCCTGCCACGCTTACGCCACGAGCGAATCGTATTCGCATTGCACTGGAACCCGCATTCGCGCAGCAGCTCAGCACACTCCCCCGCCGTGAACGCCCTGCCCGATTCGATGCACTCCCGCAGGAAACCCAATCGCACGTCGACCACGCGATAAGTGTTGCCGCACACGGGACATGCAACGCTTACCGCGCCGACCGCCGCTGTCAATTCGACTCCGCACAGCGGGTTCGGGCATCTTCCGATGCCATGTTTCGCAGGCGGCACGTCGATGATGTCCAGCGTCTTTCGAACCATCGACTCCCACTCATGGTAGAAGTCGGCGATATCAGGCATGCGGCGCAGTCGAGGACTGCCGGCGCAGACACGCAGCATGTCCACCAGCGGCGGATGCACGCCACAGGTAGCCCAAGGCATGGCGGGCGGAGCATACAACCGGCGCCAGAGTGCGATCGCGGCATCCTCGATGTCCTGCATGTGGTCGAGCACCGGCAATCGGATTGGCGTCGGCGCGGCTGGAAGGTTGACGCGTCCAGGCTGACGGCCTCCGTAATGCGCGGTCGAGTCCAGGAACTCATGCAGCGAATCCAACCATGATGGATATTCCCGCAGCCAGCCGCGCATCAGCCCATCGCATCTCGCGCACATGGTGTCGCCGACAGCGCATCCTCCGCCGCAGACGAGGCACACACCGGCGAGCGCTGGTGTTGTTTGGCTGGTGTTTGTTGTGGTGTTGTTGGTGGTGTTGGTGGTGGTTGGTTGGGATTCGTTGGTTGGTTCGTACATTTGTTCGATTCCCTCCGGCGTGATAGTCTGGTTTGTGGTAATGCCAGATCCCGGCCGGAAGGTCGGGTTCTTTGTTTATTCGGTGGCGGAGTCCTGTTCTTCAAGGTCGACGTGTTCGAGCTTGGCTCTATGGTGGAGCAGACCGGCGTATTCATCCATGACGTCAAGCTGCCTGCTCAACAGAGTGATCGGGCAGGTAGGCTCGAAGTCGAGCGTGCCATCCGCATACCGCTGCAGCATGCCCCTGAGCCTGCCAGCACGAGCGGTCAACTCACGGTATTCGACGCGCATCCGCTCCTCATAATCGCCTCCGTCGGCGCTCGCGGGTTGCGCTTGGTCAGCGGCGGCGAGCACTTCGATGGCTTGGCGAACGTATCCGTCGCGGATCCATTCGGATGCGGTCTGCCATTCCTCGTGGATGATTTCGGTGGAGTCCTTGCGGAGCGCCCATTTGAGTCCGAACAGACGTTCGGCGACGGCTTCGGTGCGCGCGTCGATCGGCGGCAGTGGCGGTTCGAGTGTTTCCTCGCTCATTGTTCCGGTTCCTTTCCGTGGGATGATTTATGGTCGGTCTTCCAGATTCTGTGCCAGAACAGCCAGATCATCCAGGCTGGCACTTCGACCCAGATGGTCAGGTACGGCGAGACGGCGTAGATCTTCCACCACCTGCCGCAGATGACGCAATGCTCTATACGCCGGTCGGCATCCTGGGATGGTCCGATGCCATTGCTGGCGCAGATGGCTGTGCCGAGAGCGTTCCGGCACAGATGCGGAGTCCGGTCTTTCATTCGTCGGCCTCCGATTGGGACAGGCGCCACTGCTCGAAAAGACGGTAGGCATCCAGCGAGATGGTCCGGACCGGGCTGAACTTCAACCGCCACATGCAGTCGGCGCACACCTCGGTGAATGTCTTCGCCTGGCCGCCATAGATGAGGCCTATGGAATAGACGGGACTTGAACACCACCGGCCGCACAAATCGCAGGTGTGCATATCCTGCGTGACCAACTCGTCACGCTGCGGCAAGAACGGATTCCCCGCACCCCTTTCATCCACGGCTGCGGCGAGCGCCTTCCTGATCTCGTCCCTGGCGTAGAGGAAGGCGTTGTGTCGGGTCTGGGCGTAGCCGACGAAGGGGGTATTGCCGTCCCTTGTCGCGGCGCGGACGGCTTCGAGTTCCTGGTCGATGAGTTTGTTGAGCACGCCGATGGCGATGTCTGCTTCACTGTCTTTCATTTCGTTTCCCTTCGTATTTGCTGGATGATCGTCTCGTATGGTTTGCGGTGGAAGATGCGTATCCACCATTCGGGGCGGCGGCCCCATATGGTTTTGACTTCGGTGAGAGGAAACCATGATACGTACCATTTTGAGCAATTTCCGCAGTACAGCACCTCGCCTTCCTCCTTCGGTCTGGGATGCTCATGGTCGAACGCTGGCGGCCTTGGCACCAAATAACTTCGATTGCTCATTTTGTGTCCTTGAGTGTGATGCGTTTCATTCCTTCGCCGCCTTCATTTCTTGGATTTCACCGTCGAAAAAATCGATGATGAGATTGCAGATGGCGGCCGCCGACGTTTTGAGCTGGGCTTTTTCCTCTTCGTTTTCGGCTTTGATGGCGAAAACGGCATCCTTGCTGTTGAAATTGATTCTCATTTCGTGTCCTTCGTGGTTGGGCGGACGGTGAATGCGACGAGTCCGGTCTCGGCATGGAATACCTTGGCCGGCTCGCCAGTCCTCAGGGACATGGCCTGCGCGTAGTCGCCGGCATCGTCGATGTTCTCGAACGTTCTGATGCCTTCCGTGGTGACGACGTTGTAGCTCATCTTGCCGGCTCCTTGTCCGCGCCGCTCACATGGCTCCAGTCGCAGGACAGGCCGCCTTGCTTCTCCCATGCGTAGACGACACAGTCCACTTTTCGCGTGTCCTGCAATGTGATGACGCATTCGTAGAAGCCGTCGGTGGTGCCTCCGTCGGTGCATTGCGAGTCGATGGGTTTGACCGCATGCGCCGGCGTGGATGCTTTGGTCGAGCTGCCGCATCCGGCGAGCGCGACGCAGAGTGCGAGGGTGATGGCGGTGAGGGCGGCGCAGATGGTGTTTCTCATTGTTCAGTCCTTTCCGTAGATGGCGAGGCTTCTTATGCCGTCGCTCATGCCGTTGGAACATGTGTTCGGATCATGGTCGATGATGTCGTTTCCGATGCCTTGGAAGCGGAGGGTAGCGGTGCCGTCCGGCCGGCGGATGAGTTCGAGCCGGCCGTCGATGACGACGTCCTGGTCGGTGCGGGCGATGCAGCGGCGGCCGATCAGGATGGCCGGGTCGGCCGACCGCCACTTGTGCAATGGGACGATGATGCTCATTCCCGGCCACCCATCCAGCCGATCAGGAAGGCGAGCGCCAGGAGGATTATCGCGGTGTGGCTCATGCCGTTCCTCCGATCTCCGGGCTGGCCAGCATCTCGGTGATCGCGTCCTTGGCTATCAGGCGCCATGGTTCGCGGCCGTCGTCGTCGAGGTTTTCCCACGTGAGGTGTTTGCGGTGGCCGTTGGCGTGGAATCGGTTGTAGATGGCGTGCGCGACGGCGTATTGCGTGTCGAGGCTGATGACGAGCTGGTCTTGCTGGTCTTCGGTCATTGGTAGGTCTCCGGTCTTGGCGGTGCGAGCAGTGCGGCGATCGCGTAGCTGGCGAGGCTGGTGGCGAGCGCCGCGATGGTCAGTGCGGTGTGGATGGCGAGCCACGTGATTGGTGTCCACTGGTGGAGCGCCTGTCCGATGATCGCCCTGATGACGGCGTGCGGGATGAGCAGCAGCGCGAGGAGGGTGAACAGCGTGGCCATGGCGTCTCCGAGCCGGTCGGCGAGGTGGCTGATGGTCTTTCTCACTTGTGGTCTCCCGTCTTGACGGCGAGTGTCTCGAGCATGGCCTTGTAGTCTTTGATGTCGCGTGCGATGCAGGATTTCACCCGGTGCGGGCCGCTGTCGCCCTGGTATGGATCCGGGGCGCCGAGCACGGTGACGAGTCGGCGGATGGTGGCCATGTCGTATTTGCGGTAGGTGAGCCACGCGTCAGGGTTGAGGTTGAGTCGGCGGAGGAAGTCAAGGTCGAAGTCCACGTTGGTCCCCGCCGGCACTAGGGTGAAGCGTTGCGAGAGCGAGTCAAGGAATTCCTCCACGGCGTTGGCCACGACGACCATGCTGTCATTGCGCACGGAGCCTCCCATGAGTTCGAACAGCAGGCCGTTGTCGGTGTGCATGGAGAAGGCGACGGGGCTCATGGACAGGAGGTCGAGTCTGTCCGGGCGGATGATGCGGGACAATGATCCGAACTTTTGTTCGCCCAGCATGTCGGTACATTCCATACCGATCTCCAATGGCAGGCTTTTGCGCCTGTCCACGCCTGTGGTCTCAAAGTCGATCCACAGCAGCGCCTCCGGTTTGCCGTTATTCTCGTGCATTTGTCATTCCTTCCGTTTGAATTGTCAATGTTTCGCGCATGGTCAATGGCGTGGCCGTGCCGTCCTGGTTGAGCCAGAGCCATCTCCCCTGCCAGTCGCGCACTGGGGTGGAGAGAGGATCTATGCCGAACGGGACGATCAGTCCAAGCCGTTCGGCCTCAGCCACATGCTGGTGGACCCACCCATGGCAGCCGGTCGTCCCCGAGCCGCACAGCTCGATGATGTTGACGGGACTATGCCGCACATCCGGATTCGCCGCGCGACGCAGTTGACGGTGATGGCCGCTTCGTCCGGGCCATCGTGACGGATCGTGGATGTTCGCCCCGCAGCGCAGGCAATGCCAGCCCTGGCGTTCCAAAGCGATGCGCTTCGAATCAGCAAACTCACTCACAACGCGCTCCTTCCTGCATCAGGCCGTTGACCAGCACCAGACATGAAGTGCAGTTCGTTCTTAGTCCGGAGGCCATCGCGGCGATGCCGTTATCGGCCTTGCCGCCGGCGAGCGCCTGGAGTTCGATGTTCGCCGCGGTTTCCGCGGTGTCGGTGATGAGTTGGGCGAGTCTGTTGATCTGTTCCTTGGTCATTCGTCTTCCTCCTCGTCTTCTTCCGTGATGGCGGCAACAAGCTGGTCGAGGTGTTCGGTCTCGTCGTCGGATGGCTCATAGCCGAGGTCTTGGAGGATCAGGTAATAGCCGGGGATGCGGCGGCTGACGTTGTCGTCGCCACTCCAGTCCCAGTCATTTGGGCTGATGAACCATTCGATTCTGGCGGTGAGGATCATGACCGCGTATGTCGGCCAGTCCGGTGAGTCGAGGTGCGTGTGGAGTTCCGCGAGCGCCTGTTCCGGTTTGATGCCGGCGATGGCGGCGAACTGTTCCCGGGCGCATGCGGCGTCGTTCCAGGTGTGTAGGTCTTTGGTGAAGCCGGTCGGGTCCGGGTCAATTGTCTGCAGGAGTCCGAGCCTTGCCGTGGTCTCGATGAGCTTGGCGCGCTTGATGGCATGGAGATGGCCGTGGAGCCATGCCATGCGCTTGTCAGCCGTCGTGGCGGCGTATTCCTCGAGCACGTGCTGTCGGGCGTCGCGTTCGGCCTGTTCGGCGGCTCGCTGGGCTTCCTTTTCGGCTTCGGCGGCCGCATCACGACGATCCCAGAGGTATATCGTCTGCGTCGCTTCATGGACGGAGACCGCGTCTGGATTCTGCTTGCGGAGCTCTTCGATGGTTTCTTCCGGAGTGCCCGCGGCGGGGAAGATGGCGCCGGAGTAATGCCATTCGGAATCCGAGAAGGTCTCTCCGGGATCCTCGATGACGTTGAGACCGGTGGTGCCGGTGGCGAGGAGCGCGGAGACATCGGCGAACCACTGGCTCCGGCGATCTTCCACTTCGATGTTGTGGAGGATGTAGTCGAAGTTCGAGGTCCCCGCGGCGTGCGCGAGGCGTTCCTGACGGTCCGGCTGGCCGTCGTATCGTGCGATGGCCATGAGTTGGCCGATGGTGAGCTGGTCGAAGTCGTCGCGTGTCTTCCTGACGTCCGCCTTGATGCTCGCCGCTTTCGCTCTGTCACGCACATAGTCGGCGCTTCGGCCGAGCCTGTGCGCGACGGCGGCGGTGGTGGCTCCGAGGTCGAGCATGCCCTGGATGGCGTCGGCCTCCTCGAGGACGGTGAGCTGTTCGCGCTGGCAGTTCTCGGTGACCATGGCCTCGAGCTGCTGCAATGGGCCGAGCTGGAGTACGAAGCATGGGACGGCTCTTATTCCGGCCTGTTTGCATGCGGCGAGTCTGCGGTGGCCGGCGATGACCCTGTAGC